TGAACATGATAACAAATGGTAAAGACTCGACAACTACAGTTCTTGAAGTTGTTTGCAAAGATTACAGTAAACGAAATGAAAGCGCCTATCTGCATTATGCAATCTGCATGACAACGAATACAGTTCTTATGAAGCGCGAGATGAAGGGCTTAGGGTCGAACCCATTTGTTTGTTTTAGATGGTCAAAGTGTGCGGGTGAAGTTTATGGACGTGGCCCACTGTTCAATGCGTTAAGCGCAATTAAAACAACCAATCTTACTGTAGAGTTAATTCTCGAAAATGCTCAGATGTCTATCTCTGGCATTTACCAAATGGAGGATGATGGTGTTGTTAATGTTGATACAATTAACTTAGTCCCTGGAACGATTATACCTAAAGCTATGGGCAGTGCTGGGCTTCAGCCAATAAATGCGGCTGGAAGTTTTGATGTTGCTCAACTTGTTCTAAACGACATGCGCAATAATATTAAACGCGCTTTGTATAATGACATGCTTGGAGATCCCAACCGAACACCAGCTTCAGCAACAGAGGTTGCAGAAAGAATGGCTGATTTGTCTAGACGAATTGGCGCAGCATTCGGTCGGTTACAAGTAGAGCTTGTACAGCCTGTGCTTCAACGTGTTATATACATTCTTAAAAAACAAGGCCGAATAGATTTGCCTACTGTTAATGGTAGGGAAGTAAAAATTAAATCTGTTTCCCCTCTTGCTCAAGCCCAAGCAAATCAAGACATTACTGCGGTATCTAGGTTTCTTGAGCTTGCACAAAATGCATTTGGCCCAGAGCTTATGAACCTATTAATTAATAGCGAAGAAACTGCTGTTTATCTTGCGAAGAAGTTTGGTGTTCCAGATAGTTTGATTCGAGATCCAGCTGAACGTGAACAAATAGTTGCAATGATGCAGCAAATGCAGCAAAGTCAGGTTCAAGCGCCACAACCAATGGAGTAATGCTTGAATCAGAAAATTAATGTAGGCATTGATGGGATACAGCGCCCACTAAAAGATGATCGTGAGATAAGCCAAAACATTGCTTATTTGTTTGCAACTGACACAGGTAAGTCTGTTTTGAAATACTTGCGATCTATTACTATTGAAATGGTACACGGTCCAAATGTAACTACAGAAGAACTGCGTCACATGGAGGGTCAGCGATATATTGTTGGCCTTATTGAGAACCGTGTTGCTCATGCACATAAGGTAAAGAATGATGGAAGAACAACAAACTCAAGAAAGTGACGTAACGTCACAAGACTCACCAGCTACACTTGATAGCATTAATGAAACTTCTGAGAGACCTGAGTGGTTGCCAGAAAAATTTAATACACCAGAAGATCTTGCAAACTCTTACAATTCACTTGCGGCAAAGTTAGGTGAAAAAGAAGATTCACTTCGTGAGAAACTTCTTTCTGAGTTGCAAGAAGAGGCAAGCGAAGGGGTTCCAGAAACGGCTGGTGGCTATGAGCTTCCTGATTTTGTTGATGTCGAAGAGGCTGTTGATAATGAACTGTTAAAGAGTTGGGCTGAACATTGTCATGAGAATGGCTACACGCATCAAGAGTTTCAAAAAGGTCTTGAGCTTTATGCTGAGGCTATGGGACCAATGCCTGATCTTGATGCTGAGGCGGCACGTCTTGGGGAAAACAGTGAGGCTCGAATAGAAGCTGCTAGTCTTTTTGCTAATCAGTTTTTTAACGAGGAAACACTTCCAGCAATAGAAAAGTTATGCGAAACTGCAGAGGGCATATTTGCATTGGAGCAAATTATGGACGCAATAAAAGGGCCATCAACATCTGAGCAGACAAGTGTTGCTGCAAACTTCAATGAAATAGAGCTTCGAGAAATGCAAAAAGACCCACGATATTGGGATGCAGCAAGACGAGATCCAGCTTTTGTTAAGAGAGTTGACGATGGATACCAACGATTACACAACAGAACTTAGAATCATAGAGCGAGGGGGTTATTACTTAACCCCCTTTCAACGGCATCATATAAAAGAGTTTTTGCCAAGGCTGTCTAATGAGAATATAAAAGAGCTTATAGAGTTGGGCCACACCAATATTAATGAAGCTCTGCATGAAATGGTAGATATTAGTGAAGTCTATCTTGTTCGTGATAGGGCTATGGGAATTGTTTTTGTTGGTGGGATTATGTATTCTTCACCAGAAGATGTTGGTCAAATGTTTGCTCTCTTTACAAATGACATCAAAAAGAACTTCAACGTATTAGCTAGGGGTTCAAAAATGTTAATGAGCTATTTTGACAAGACTCACCCCATGTTAGAAATGACAATAAATGCTCGATACGATATGATGGTTCAGTGGGCAACTTGGCTTGGATTTGAGATTGTTGGTATATCTGAGCACGAAAATAACCAATATGTTGAATTTGTGCGTTGCAATCCAATGGAAAAAAATGTTTCACATGAAACATCAAGGCCCGTAATGCACTGAGAAGCCCGACAGGATACCTTCGTTGAGGATGCGGCGCGGATACCCAAGATGCCCGAAAACTTAACATAGGAACTGTAAAATGGCTAACACTATTGATGTAGCATTTATTAAGCAGTTTGAAGCAGATGTGCATCTCGCTTATCAGCGTATGGGTTCTAAACTAAGGAACACTGTTCGCACAGCGAATGTAACTGGTTCAACTGTTCGTTTCCAAAAGATTGGTACTGCGGAAGCAACTACTAAATCTCGGAACGGTAACGTAACTCCAATGGAGCTTACACACACCACAGTAGAAGCAACGATGAGGGATTTCTACGCAGCCGAATATATTGATAAGTTGGATGAAATAAAAACCAACATCAATGAGCGTCAAGCAATTGCAACATCTGCTGCTGCTGCTCTTGGTCGTAAGACTGACAGCATTCTAATTACTGCAATGGATGCTGGAGCAAACTCAACTCAAATCCACGATACAGGCTCTGCTGTTGAAAAGGCTGACTTGTTGATTGTATTTGAAACATTCGGCTCTGCTGATGTCCCAGAGGACGGTGGTCGTTATATTGCGATGCACCCAAAAGGTTATGCAGACTTGTTTGCAATTACTGAGTTTGCATCATCTGACTTTGTTGGTGATCAGAACCTGCCTTACGCTGGCGGCATGTCAATGAAAGAGTTTCTTGGATTCAAGATCTTTTCAACCTCTGCAGTATCTGCTGGTAAGAGCATGTGCTATCACACAACTGCTGTTGGACTTGGCATTAATTCAGACGTTAAAACTGAGGTGAACTATGTGCCTGAGAAGGTATCTCACCTTGCAACATCTATGATGTCCATGGGCGCCACTGTCATTGATGACAATGGTGTTTATGAACTCTTAGATAACAATACATAGGAGATGAGCAATGGCTTTTGATGCAGCAAATCTTACTCGTATTGGTGGAGCCTCAAATGGCGATCTTTGGTTTTATAGCTCTGCAGATGCTATAGCTACTGTTCGCGCATCTGGTTACTTTAACAGTGCAGCAAACATGTTGTCTGTTCGTGATGTAATTATTGTTACTGACACAAACACACCAACAACTCACTTGTGCAATGTTCTTTCAAACACAGGAACTGTTGTTGATGTTTCTGATGGTACAGTAATTGTTGAAACCGATACTGATTAATAGGTTGGGGCTTCGGCCCCACCTCTCTTTGAGGATTTAATATGGCAGTTTCAAGCACTCACGCAAATTCTGCAGTAGAAGTTTCAAGCCGTGCGCTTATTTTAATAGGTGCGGAGCCTATTACTTCATTTGCTGATGACAACAATGAGGCTTTGATTGCATCTAATTTATATGAAGATGTAGCGCGTTCAGCGCTTGTAAATTGCAGATGGAGATTTGCAACAAACCAAGCAGTGCTTAATAGATTAAGCGATGCTCCAACTGGTCGCTATGATGCAGCATATCAATTGCCAAGTGATTGGTTAATGACACATGCTGCTACGGTAAATGATATACCAATTGTATATCAAACATATGGAAATAAATTATTCTGCGATGAAGATGCGTCTGCGCAGATTGTTTTAGATTACAGTTATCGTGCTAATGAAGTTGATTGGCCTTCGTATTTTACTGTTGCTGTAGAGTATGAGGTTGCATCTGTGTTTGCTATTGCCTTAGCTAGAGATAAAGAGTTGGCGCAACTTATGTCTCAGCAAGGAGCTATAGCCATGTCAAAAGCTCGAATGCTAGACTCACAACAACAGACAACAAGGAAGCTCGCAACAAGCAGGTTTGTAACTCAAAGGCGATCATAATGAGAAAGATAAGAGTACCTTTGTCAAACTTTACATTTGGTGAGGTTAGTTCTTCTCTTTTATCAAGGACTGATACACCTATATATACACAATCTGCACAACGAGTTGAAAACTTTTTCTTACGCGCTGAAGGTGGCGTAATCAAACGGTCTGGCCTTCAATACTTGTATGAGTATGAGACAACAATTGACACATCTAAAACGCAGCAATGTCGGCTTTTGCCATTTATTTTTTCTGATGATGAGCAGTACATTATTTCACTTGAAAATGCGAAAGTCAGAGTTTTCCAAATATCTCCAACGACAGGTGCAGTTAGTTTAATACAAACGATAACAGCTGATGTTGATGCTGCAGCTTTGAAGTTTGATGATGATTATTTGCATGAGTATACATATGCACAGG